ACCACTCCATATTGAACAGAGTTAGATCCGACAATCTTTTGCGCTGCTTTTACCTCATAATCAACAGATGAAATAGTTAGCTTGTATCCCTCTTTAATAATCTCTGTAAAACCCTCGAACAAAACTAACTGACGATTAGAGCCGATAATAGCATCGGGAAATATATCTCTGGCAGGAGTATCCGTATCAAATAACGCTCTGCCTGTGAGAGTTGTTGTTGTTACTGGATAAGTACCTGTTGACGGATTATAAGTTCCCTGAGTTTCGTAAGTCACTGTCGCATCAAAAATGACATCTGTTACCGCTAATTTAACGGCATCAAATGCTGCGTCTGCGATTGCTGTGACTGTTGTACTCATCCGCGAACCATTCTAAGCTGTGCGCCACCGTAAATCGTATATGGTGAAAGCAATCCTTCAATAGCAACAAATCTAGGAGTTTCTCTAAAGTTGGTAAACTCAATCTCTGTTTCTACAGGCCCTGCTTTGTTCTTCTCTCTGACTTTTGCGCCACCTGTGACCGTAGCAAAAACATCTGTTCCCTGATGAATAATATAAGCTAACTCTGCTTGAGCGTCTTTTATATCCTGTGGAACGAAATCGGGATCGATCGGAAAATCTTTTACGAGATAAATACCTGTCAAACGAGGCCACGCCATTGCTTGAAAGCGATGCTGTTGCTCTCCGACAAAAGTATAACTTCTGTTAATATAATCAGCAGCTTGTACTAATTGAGCTTCTTTTGCGGCTGTCGCGCCAGAAATTGTTACATTTCTTTCTGTCCAGAAAGCCTCGTATTCAGCCACAGTGATATAGCTATTTGCTGACGCACTGCCTACTGTAGTCACTATCGCCATGTCTTAACCTTTCTTAGTAGACGCTTTCTTTTTAGCGGCCTTCTTAGGAGCTTTGCCAGATTCATATGCCTCATTCACATCAGGCGTTGATGGATCATCTGCTATAAGTTGACCCTTTTTGTTCCTCGCTCTTTTAGGTTCTCCCTCAAAGCGTTCGTGTTTCTTGCTGTCAAAATCTGCCTCGTTGACTAGCGCCCATCCATCTTTTGAGCCTTCGTGTTTTATTTTAATAAGATTCATTTTATCACCATTTAACCTTTGCAGCCCAAAAAGCCGCACTCATTCGACCTTTCTGGATATTCTTTCTATGTCTAGCTAAGAAAGACTTTCTCCTAGCTTTCTGTTCAGCAGTTCGAGGGTTTTTTCCTGCGCCCTTAACACCCTGCTGACCAAATCTAATTGTTTTAACCTTATCACCGACCTTGGCTAAAACAACATGGCTTTTTGTCGGATGACTTGGCGTTCTCTTTGGCTTGTTATATCCTGCGACACCTAACCTTTTTATTCTAGGATCTCGCTTGCTCATCTTAGCCGCCTTAATGCTCTGCGTTCAGCCTTTGTATATTTAGCCGATTGCTTGCCTGACTTGGTAGCTTTATTCTTTGCTCTTGATCCTGCCGCCTTCTGTGCAGGAGTTAAGCTATCTCTTACAGCCTTTGGTAAGTAACGACTCTTTTTCTTCTTGCCTGTGTAATCCCACTTCTCACCCGTCCATTTTCTCAGCGATATTTGCGACTTCTTGAGAGCCATCTATCTGTACCCTCCTCCTGCTGCTTTATACCGCCGAGCCAACATTTGAGCTTTCCTAGCACTCCATTGTCCTGCGCGACCGCCTTTTGATCCACGTTTGATAGCGTAAAACATTTGTTTCCGCATTTTGGGCTTTGTATAGTTCCCTGCTGCGTTAACAGTTGATTTACGTTTCTTGGAGCGTCCTCTAGGCACTATTTTCTCTTTCTAGCCTTCTTCTTGGCTGTCATGCTTAACTGTGCAAAGTGATATAAGCGTTTGCTTGTTTTGCCATGCGTCTTGCCAGAATGGATCTGACCGTTTGGCATCCTGTGAGTGTTGCCCTTAAAGACAGTTCCATCTCGCAAGTAATGCTTAACGCCTTTTGCCATTACTTTTTTTTACCACCCTTTTTCTTTGGTGGACGACCTTTTTTAGTTCCGTAAGTACCCATTCCTTTTGGCATATCAATCTCCTTAAAAGTAAAAAAGAAAAGGGGCTTTCGCCCCTAATCTATTAGCCCATAAGAACCGCGATTGCGTCTGAGTTCCATGCTTTTACGCCCCAGACTGCACCAACTTGGATCATTGCTTTGTTGAAGCCTTTATAAACAGCAACCTCAAAGACCATTCCAGTTTGTGGATCTTGAACGACCATGATGTCCTCGGCAGCATCGCCACCTGTTGGTTTAGCAGGCGCTCTCATTGCAAGCTCCATTCCTGCTTGGTGCATCATTACGTTTGCAGTGTAGTTATTGCCTACTGTGATCGCTGCGTTATCTGCAACTGCCACTCTTAGACCAGTATCACCTACAACCAAGTTACCGCCTGCGAGAGCAGTATTTACAACATAAGCGTTTGTATCGCCTGCGATTGTAATTACATCTCCTGCAACGATTGTACCTGAACCACCATCAGCAGGGATCGTAGTGTCACCGATTGCTGCTGAAGCATTGTTGACAAGGTAAGATGTACCTGTGCCTTTGGTGTGGCTCTGTACTTGGCTACTTTCTTTTAGTGAAACACCTTGCAAGTTAAGTAGCTCACCTCTGCGAAGAGGATCATCACTTCCTGCTGTGTTTACTTGAGTAAGTGTTGCTAAGTTACGAAGGTTAACTCCTGCACTTGTGTTTACAACCAAGCTAATTAGACCGTCATTTGTTGGCATACCGTTATCAGCCAAGATTTGACGAGCTTCTGCAACTGTGTTGAAGTTTGAACCGAATGGAGTTGTTCCTGCTGTACCAACTGCACGAGAAGCGTTCTTATATGCTTCTTCAGCTAGATCAGCCTCCATTTCGTTCACAAGTGTTCGCATCGCTTGTTGAATTTGAGCGCCATATACTGTTTCGTATCCTGCGCCACCATCTAAGAAGCGTACATCTTCACCAGTGTATGGGATCTGAACACCACGCTGATTAGATATTGTCAGCGTTTTGTTAGTTAGTGTTTGATCTGTTCCCTCTGGAATAGTCATACTTGGTGCGATTGTTACCGCTGAAGCAGCAGGAGTAGCGAATGAACGCACGTTCTGCCCGACAGCAGCTTCTTCTGATCCTGCGTTCACTGTTGAAGCAGGGATAAAGCCTGTTAGTTCTCGGCCTACAATGTCAGCAGCTCTATAAATGTCAGCCGCCAGATCTGTTAGGGTATTAGCCATAACATTTTCCTTTCTGTTTAACGGTTAGCCATTAACGACCTTGCCGCCATCTTTGAAGAATAGTGAGCGTTCTCTTTGACCCATTGAATTGAATTGTGAGCGCGTCACCGATTTAACGCCAGACTTGCCGCCTGAACTCGCTGGAGGTTTACCACCTCCTGAAACACCACCATCTTTTACAAAAAGCTGACCTGTTCCTGACGCTGCAAGTTCTTTGGCTAGATCCGCAATAGTTGCGTAACCATCGCCACCCGATCCTGCGAGGGGTTTAGACTTATCTGACGACATTATACGAATATTTCCATTCTCGTCAAACCCAATTCTTTCTTTTGCTAAGAGCGATAAGGGTTCTAGTCCGTCCGATACAATATTTTGTCCTGCTAACTCTGATTTCAACTCGTTCATCGCATTTCTTTTTACGAGATCCTGTCGGATAGATTGCTCTGCTTTGAGCTTCTCTTCGTATTGAGTTTTGATCTGAGCGATTATCTCTTCGTTACTATTGTCGGCCTGTTCAACTGGCTTCTTTTGCAACGCTTCTAGCTCTGACTTTAGACGCTCGTTTGATTTACGTCTACGCATTGCCTCCTCGTTTGAATCGACTAGCTTCTGATTAGTTTCTTTTAGTTGTTTGTTAAGATCAGCAATTAGCTCATCTCGATTGTCTACAGTTTCCGTTTCGACTTGTGTTTCTTCTACTGCTTGTGCTTCTTCTGCCATAATATGGTTCCTTTGCGCTGTACCGTTTCGCTTAACAGGTTAGTTCCTGTTTAAATTACTAAGATTGGTACGGATCTTAATAATCTATAGTTTATATTCCTTCGGTTCGAGATTATCCCAATCAAATTTGAGTTTTTTATTAGTGTCGATAGCAATCATAAGAATTTCTATTGCTTCCTCGGCTGATCCCATCGGTAAGATAGGCTCCTCGTCTAAGTTAAACTTTTTCATATACATATCTAAAACATCACTAAGAATTAGCATCAAAGTCCTCCAGTTTTTTCATAAACTCTCTGTAAAGATTGGGAAAATTCTTCTTTGCGTATGCGTTTGCTTCTGGACGGTTTTGTACTGCAAAAAGATTAGCAAATGCCTCTATTCTGCCATTTGGCGCATACTTCCAATATGATTTGGAGTGTCCAAAGGTATTATAGTTTCTGCGAAAGTCTCCTTTTACAAAGCTATCCACTATGTCAGAAATATTATTAGCGCCATCAAAATTAAAGTTTCGCTGTGTCGTTTCATAAGTTCTACCAGATACAGGAAGTGTTTTAGTTACTGTTGTAGTGTTAAACAATTCATCTTTTATTTCCAAAAGGCGTTTATTCTTTTTTTCCTTACTAACTCTGTAAACACCCAAAGCCGCACGATCTTTTTCCCATGCTTCTTTTAATCCTTGAGATGACCAAAAACCTGTTATTGTCGTTCCTCGACCTGTTTCTGGATTGACTTGCAGCATAGCGTCAACGTGATGCCCATATTCGTGAGTCATTGTATCTTTCTGTAAACCAGACTCGATCTTTCTCTCGCCAGAGTAATAAACGCCTTTTTTCGGAGCGCCCACTATTTTATTAGGTTTCGGCAGCTTATCCGCAACTCTAGCAGTTAATGGCGATAATCCACTGTTTAGCTTGCTGTTAAGCTCGTCCTTCGTAAATCCTTTGACCGTCATTACGGATGTAACATCTATTCGAGGTTTCTCAGGTGGCTTTCTTGGCTTGGCTTTAGGTTTGACATCACCGCCATAGACCTTCGCCCATATCTCTGCTTCACGTTTCTCTAGCTCTTTGAGCGTAAACTCGCGGCCTTCTTTATCGACAAAGCGCTCCATCGTCAGACCTTTACGGAATAACTTAGCCTTTTGGATGCCTAATACATCATCCTGAAACTCTCTTGGTTGCTTTCGAAGCCATCCATCATAGTTAAGCTCGCCCGAAACTTGACCGTTCATCGATGCTCTAGTTTCTTTATTAGGCACTTCATCCGCTTTGATGCCTAGCTGCCTTAGTGATTTAAGCACTGGAATAGTTGTCGATCTGCACCCTGCATGAGCAGGAGGTCTTGGCCCTTTGTTGTATGGATAAGTCTTTCCATCTCTTGCCCGACAAACGGCTGTCGTTCTGTTGTCTAGTGTAGCAACCCACTCAATCGCCTTAATTACACGCCTATTTCTGCGATAGCTTTCGTTTCGAGCAATGTTCGATGTGTGAGCTAAAGCCGTTCTAACTGCCGTTTCTGCTGCCCTTCGAGTTCGACCTTCTGATACTTCTCTGATATTCCTAACGATCTGATCGGTTGTTTGCCCCTCGACATAGCCTTGCATGATGTTTTGCTTGATACGTCTAAACGCTCCATCTTCCAGACCTTTATACCAATCCTTCAATAAAAGCCCTTCAAATGGCCTAGAGTTAACTGAAGCATAAATCTGCTCTTCGCTTGGCGCTTCCCAATCTAGTTCAATCGGCACTAATCCATCGATAATCTTCTTTTGCCATATGCTTTCGGCCTGACCTAGATCCCTGATCTCGCCATCGAGCAACTCAATAACTGGTTCATATCCTTGTTTAATAGACTTTTTTAGCCTGACAAGTAGCTTATCCACATCTCTACGATTGAGGTTTTCTATTTTAGATCGATAGATTTGAGCGTAATATTTATCGTTGCCATTGTTGAGCAAACCGACAATTTTGTTAACTACGCCTGATTTATATCTTTCTAAGTAATGGGCATGACGTAAAGTATCGTCAAGAATATCATCGGTTATCGCCATCTTGCGTTTCTACATTATCAGGTTCATCCATAGGCTCTTGCATCATA